TTTAGGTACACATCTCAAAAATTTTCCTATAATGTTCAATGCTATCTGTATTGTCAGTTATTTGACGTGCCTTACGATGCGTTTACTTTTATAGCCATTGACAAGAAGAGTTTAGATATAGGAATCTATCATTGCTCAGAAGAATTCTATTTAAGTGGTAAAGCAAAAGTAGAAGAAGCCATTAAGATATATGAGACTTTCTTTTTACAAGGAGTAGATTTAGACGAATATTATTTAGAAGGAATATTATAGCGGAAGCCGAAAAGCTAAAGAGTAGGCGAATTATTAAACACAATTATTATGACAAATTATATTGAACAATTATCAAGAGAAGAAGTAAAGACTTTATTAAAAACAGACAATCTATTAGAATTTAACAGATCAATAAAACCACGTCACGTTAAATCTATGCTTGAAAGTATTAAGTTATGTGGCATTCTAAGGCTGCCAGTAGTTGGCAAATTAAATTATTCTGATCGTAGAAAAAATGCTGTTATAGATGGGCAGCACCTTTTATCTGCTTTTTTAAAAACAAAACAGCCATTTATAAACTGTGTTAGAAAAGAATATGGTGATAAAAGTCAAGTGATAAAAGATGTTGCTAAACTTAATAATATACAGAAGAGTTGGAATGATGAAAATTATTTAGAATCTTGGTATAAATTTGGCAAAAGTAATCTAAAGTATTTTTCAAACTATGCTTATTTGTATAATATGTACAAAGAAATCTATAATGGATTGCCTTGTGGTCTCTTAATAGATATATATGCAACTGCTAAAAATGATTTTAGAGAGGGAAGATTGCAATTTAGAGATAGAGAGTTTAGCGATAATGTTACACAGATTTGCTATATGTTAAAGATGAATTATAAAAAAGGGGCTTTTACTTTGCAAGGTTTAAGAGTTTGGGCTTTTAGAAGAAAATTTAAAGAAAATAAAGACATAGATTTTTTAAAGTTAGAATCAAGATTAAAATTAGCATTACGAAATAATGAAGATAGAAATTGTAATTCAAGAGAAGATTTTGATTTCTTAGTTGATACTATATACAAAAGAGTTTAAGATATGACAATAGAACACAAATTAAGACAAGAAGTAAAAAAAGTAACAGGATATGATCCTTACGATAGAAACAGAAGAAGAGAGACAGTAGAATCAAGAGCGTTATACATACACTTACTGTGCAAGTACCATAAAAGGAAACCCTATCACATAGCTAAAATAATGAATAGAAACCACGCTACTATACTACACTCACTAAAAAACTTTGACATCTATATACATTACAACTCTGAGTTAGAAGGATGGCTTTATGAAATCCTAATGAATGAAAAGCAAGGTAAGATAGGAATGCGTAAAGAGTTTATTAAGATCAAGGTAGACTACTTGCTAGACGAAGATGTAATAGAACTTAGTAATAAAGTTAGAGATATGTATGAGGAAAAGCTAATACAAGATGCTAAATGGATTGAAGAAGAAGAAAAGAGATTGCAGGAATCTAGCTTAGATATGAGTTATGGAGGAGAACACTAGAATACACAAAATACACACAAATGAGGGATAAAGAAAAGTTTTTAGAAGTGTTTGCCAATAACTTAGGCAACGTACAAGACTCTTGCAAATCAGCAGGGATTGCTAGAAAAACCTATTACAACTGGAAGAACAATGATGAAGAGTTTGCACAAGCTGTAGAAGAAATACAAGAAGGCTTAATAGATATGGCAGAAAGCAAGCTACTAGATAATATTAAGAGTGGCAAAACAAATGAGATTCTATTCTACCTAAAAACAAAAGGTAAATATAGAGGCTATGTAGAGCGACAAGAAATAACAGGTGCAGATGGTATGCCTCCTAAAATAGAAATCGAGATAGTAAACAAGTTTGAAGATAAAGACTAACAAAGTATTTCATTCCTTACAAACTACTTCTAAGAAGATAGTAGCACATCAAGGTGGAACAAGGTCAGGTAAGACTTATAATATACTTCTATGGATAATCTTTGACTACTGCAATATAAACACAGGCAAAACCGTTACAATATGTAGAAATACTTTTCCAGCTCTTAGAGCTACAGTAATGAGAGATTTCTTTGAGATACTAAAAAAGCACGACATATACTTGGAGCAAGATCATAATAAAACAAACTCAGAGTATAAGCTATTTGGAAACCTAGTAGAATTTATTTCTTTAGATCAGCCACAAAAAGTAAGAGGTAGGAAAAGAGATGTGCTATTCTGTAATGAAGCCAACGAGTTAACATATGAGCAATGGAATCAACTTGTATTTAGAACACTAGATAAAATAGTCTTAGACTTTAACCCTTCTGATGAATTTCACTTCATATACGATAAGATACTAACTAGGGAGGACTGTGATTTCTACATCACAACGTATAAAGACAATCCATTCTTAGACCGTACTCTAGTAGAAGAGATTGAGAGGCTAAAAGAAACAGATGAACAATACTGGCAAATATACGGACTAGGATTAAGAGGAATAAGTAAAGCTACTATATTTAGTTTCACAGAAGGTAAAAGACCTGAGGATGCACAGCTTGTAGGATATGGTATGGACTTAGGATTCTCTGTAGACCCAAGTAGCTTAGTAGAGGTATATCAAAAAGACTACACGCTCTATTGCAGGGAACTTCTTTATAGAACTATGATGACAACAGCAGACCTACACAACTTCCTTAAAACACAAAACTTGCAAGAGTATGTTTATATAGATTCAGCAGAGCCTAGACTAATAGAAGAACTTAGAAGGATGGGCAACAAAGTTAGACCAACTCTAAAAGGGCAAGATAGTATTAGAGCAGGAATCGATCTACTAAAACGATACAAGCTAGTTATAGACCCACAGAGCGACAATCTAATAAGAGAGATGAGAAACTACAAGTGGCAAGAAGATCGTACAGGAAAGCTACTCAATAAGCCAGTAGCTGCAAATGATCACACTATTGACTCTTTGCGATATGCTACTTACAATGTTTTATCAAGACCTAACTACGGAAAATATGCTATTAGGTAAAAAAAGTTATTTAAATTTGTTGATTAAATAAATAGTTGTATATTAGCACTATTAATAACAAAAACAGTAACACACAAATATTATGGAAAAACAACCTTTTGTATCTTACGATTCAATCAGTGGCTCAATCAATAAAAAAAAGTTATGGATAGATTTTTTTAAAACAGCTTCAATACCTTTTGTGGATATCGAAGAAGAGTATGGAATAGATGTTAAAGACACAACTATGCCTGACTTTTACTTTCCAAAAATAGATTGGGGTAATCATTTTGGTAAAACACAAGATTTTTTTGCTAGTTTAGATTTCATTCCTAACTTTTTAAATAACGACAAATTTATACCTTTTGAAAGCAATGATTTACATTTGAGTGCTAACAAAAATTTGAAGTATGTAGACTTTTTAGTGAAAAACAAAAAGCCAATTGTATTTCTAAAAGATGAATTAGATTTCATACCAACGACAGTATTTACTCCACCTAAGTATGACAAATGCTACAAAGCTAGAACAGGTATCCCTTTTGCGTATTTACTAAAAGAAAGTTATGGTAGTATATGGTGGGCTCACGGTGATGAAGATTTTACAAAACATTATAACAGAATAATTAATAAACCAATAGATAATCCAATAAAACAACTAAAACAGCAATTATGATACACAGCGCAACACTTGATCACAACGATAGAACATACTACATAGAGTATGAAAAGGATGCTGCTGATTACTCAGTAGGATATGCAGGAAACTATTCTTTAGTAAGCGTCACTACAGAAGACGGCAGAGAATTAAAGAACTTAATAAACTCGAATATAGAGGAGGCAATAATAGAACAGATACAATTATGATACACTTTAAAAAATACTTCATCCTTCATTTGGTAACGCTCATAGGAACCATAGCTTTTTTAATCCTATGTAAATTTGCAGACTTAGCTATGGGAGTCGCATAGTTTTTAGTTAGATGTTTTTGTTTAAATTAGGGTAGCTTTTTAGTTGCCCTTTTTTTATTTTTAAAAATAATTAGAAAAATACGTTATATATATATGAAGATAGATATTACAGTTCCTGACAAGTTATCGGAGATCACACTAGGGCAATATCAGAAGTTCTTAAAAATACAGAACGAGAACACAGATGAGAGATTCTTATCTAGCAAAATGATAGAGATATTCTGCGAGTTGAAACTTACAGATGTAATGAAGCTAAAGCTAGCAGATGTAAATGGTATATGTGCTATTCTATCAGATATGTTT